AAACCTTCCTGAATTCACTGGTACAGATGACAGCAGAGCTTCTCACGAAAAACGCCCTCTGGCTCGCGATTGAAACGGGCTATCAATCGGCGAAAACCGCGATCTTTGGCGCGGGGGCCGTCACCCGTACCGCGTTCCAACAGACAATGGACGGCGTCGCGGTTGCGCAGAATGCCACGAAGAACGCCGCACTCGTGGGGGGTGATACGGCCACAGCAGGGTACCTCTCCACGCTCTGGACTACGACCTCCGCATACATCGTGAGTACCTTCGCGGCGGTTGGTGCGGCGATCATGGGCTTTTTCACGACCACTATCTTTCCGGCACTCGTGGCGATGGGGGAAGCACTCGCGGAATTCTTCTTTGCGGTCGGGGAAGCGGAGACGATGACGATTTTCGGGGCGGAGGTTGGTATTCCTACGCTCATCGCCGCGGGTATCATTCTCGCCGCCGTGGGCGCGCTCGCCGCGTTCTCCTTTGCCGAGGGCGGGATCGGCGACTTCGGCAGCGGCACACCGGCCATGCTGCACGGCAAGGAAGCGATTATCCCGCTCAGCAAGCTTTCTAGCGTGATGGGCGGCACGGGCGACGTGACCGTGAATATCAACAACGCACCGGCTGGCCCGCCGCCTAAAGTCAACGTGCGCAAAGAACTGGAGAAAACCGTGATCGACATTATCTTCCGCGATGTGGCCAGCAATGGGCCGTTGCGTGGGTTAATACGAGGAGCCTAGCATGGCCGCTTATCCTGCGACACCGATCTCACTCGTGCTCAGTGAATCATTGCCAGATTATCAGGTGATCGCGACCAGCATGGAAGCAGGCTACGTGCAGACACGCGCGAAAACCACCGTCGCGCCACGGCGGCTCACCATCGAACATCACACGCTGACTGCGGCGCAGGTGGCGACCTGGGAGGCCTTTTGGAATGCGCGCAAGGGCGGGAGCGAAGCCTTCACGTTCACGCATCCGCGCACGAGTGTAGGCCTGAATATGCGGTTCAAGCCTGGCACTCAACCGACGATCACGCTCAAGGACGGCTCGGCGAACCTCTACGACATCGAGGGCGTTGAACTGGAGGAGGCGTTGTGAGGACGTTGAACGCGGCGCTCACCGAAGAAAAGAACAAGCTCGACACGACCAGTGCGTGGTTGCCATTGCTCCAGGTCTACGTGCCTGGCGGACCCACGCTGTATTTCGTGCCGAATCCGTCCGCCATTGTGTTCGGCGGGATCACGTATCAACCGTTCGGCTGCTCCATCGGTGAAGCGAGTACAGACTCGAAGGGCGGACTTTCCGAGCTGGAAGTGAACGTCTCAAACGTCTCGCGCACCGTGAGCGGCTATCTCGAAACCTACGACATGCGCGGCGCGCGCGTGGTGCTCTTGATCGTCAACTCTGCCAACCTGGCTGACGCGAACGCACTCGCAGCCAACGAAGAATATGAAGTCACGGAAGTGACCGTGTCGGACACGACGGCCACCTTTCGGTTGGGCCACGATCGGCTCTTGCAGCAACGCTTCCCGAACCGGCGCTATCTGCGCGACAACTGCCAGTCGGCCTACAACATCCCCGCGGGCGTAGGACTCGAATGCGGCTACACGGACACCTTTACCGGACCTGGCACGGTGTCGAGTTCGAGCACCACGATCACCGGCACGAACACCGATTTCGCGCATCGCTTTCAAACGGGCGACACCATCATCGCGGCCACGCAAACCCGCATCGTGAACGTCGTGACGAGCGACACGTCGATGACCGTGACCGTCGCGCCGTCGCCGGTCTGGTCGAACGCGAGCTACACCGTGAAGAAACCGACGTGCGACAAAATCATGGAAGGCGATAACGGGTGCCGCGCGCACAGCAATCAAGCACGGTTCGGCGCGTTTCCTGCGTTGCCGTTCGTGGCAGGGAGGATGGCCTGATGGTCGTAGATCCCGCAATCGTCGAATCGCTCATCGGGATTCCGTTCGTGAAGTTCGGGCGAGATCCCGCGATCGGCCTGGACTGCTGGGGCGGCATTATCGAGCTGTTCAAGCGGCACGGTATTCCTGTGGCCGACCCCTTCGCCACGAGGCGCGAAGAGACGATCCGGCTCGATCAAGCCTGGATCACGTCGATGTTTGCCGCGTGGCAGCGCGTCGAGGTGGCGGTCCCTGGCACCGTGTTGATCTATTCGCGCTCCGGTCTTGCGCCCGATCATGCCGGTGTCCTTGTGGAAGGACGCAAAATGTATCATGTCTTGGAAGTGCCAGGTGGCATCATCTCGAACATTGACCGAAAACCGTGGCCCGATCGACTCCGAGGATGCTATGCGCACCGACCGTAACGTCATTACTGCTGAATCGCCGATCACGCTGCGGATCTTCACGAACCCGTTCGAGCGCGAGATCATCACCACCGAACATCCCTTTGAGGCCCGTACCACCGAGGCGATTGTCCCAGACTACGTGACCGCCGAGGCAGGCTGGACCGTGATCGAGGATGGGCGCGTGCTCTCACCGGAAGAATGGGCGACGCGCTGCCCTGGGCCAGGGTCCGACCTCACTTGTTATCGCCGGATCGAAGGCGGCGGCGGACTTCTCGGCATTCTTTCAATAGTTGTCGGGGCCGTCCTGATGACCGTGGGCGGCGCGATGATCCTGACGGGATTCCTGGCACCGTTGGGCGCGGTCTTGATCTATGCGGGCGCAGCGTTGTTCCTGTATGGCGTAGGGTCGATGATTATGGCGGCGCTGATTCCTGGCACCAGCATCCCTGCATTTGCGAGCAGCAATGCCTCGACAGAAGAATCCTCGCCGACCTACGGATTTCAAGGCATCGCCAATTCGACGCGCATCGGGGCCACTGTGGGCATCGTGTACGGGCAGCATCGTGTGGGCGGGCAGCTCATCCAGGTGTACACGCGCAACGGGATCACGACGATTGACGCGGCGGCAACCGGCACGGTGCAGTTGACCATCTACGCGCTTTGGACGTTCTTTCTGATACCAGGCAGCAACCTCCAGTTACAGGAAGTCCGCGAATCCCATGATAGCGGCCTGGTCAACGTCTTAGGGAACGGGACACTCTTCAAGACCGAGGTGAAGCTCGGCGACACGATCGCGCTCACGGTGGGCCTCTATGAAGTGATCGACATTATCTCGAACACGACGATGACTGTGAAACCGCTGCAGAACGGCCTGGGTGGCCCGTCTACTGTGGCAGCAGGGGCGAGCTACACGATCCGGCGCAACACGCCCATCACCGTGAACACCGACGTGCTCTACATGCTGCTCGCTGTGAGCGAAGGGCCGATTGAACAGATCGACGTGAGCACGATCGAGATCAATCAACAGCCGGTCGCCAACTATCACGATGTGGTCACGGAAACGCGACTCGGTACGAATAGCCAGACCGTGATTCAGCTGTTCGGCAACGACACGACGACGACGTTTTCCGCTGACGCCGCGATCACGACGTCGCGTATCGTGTACACGACCAACGGGAAATATCTCACGGGATTCGAGATCCTCGTGCAAGCCCCTGGAGGCTTGTACTATGTCGATGACCAGGCCAACCCGCTAACCGTCAATGTCTCCCTGCTCGTAGAGTACAAGCTCTCCACGGCGGGCGGCTGGACGACGTTCGGGACCGTGACGCTCTCCGCGGCTTCGCGCACCCCGATCCGCCGCACGATTCGCGTGGACGGTCTTGCGCCAGGACAATACGACATCGGCATTTCGCGCGGCAATGCGGAATCGAACAGTCTGCGCCAGTCAGACGTGGTGCGGCGCGCAGGGATCAACGAAATCATTAACGATAAGTTTGCCTATCCGAATGTCGCGCTCCTCGCCGTGCAGGCGCTCGCGACCGAACAGCTCTCTGGCGGAATGCCGACCATCACCGTCGTGGTCAAAGGCGTGCAGGTGCGCGTGTGGACGAGTCTCACGCAGTACACGATCGCCTGGACGGATAACCCCGCTTGGATTGTTGTCGATATGCTGATGAACCGCCGCTACGGGATGGGCTTCTTCGTGTGCGATCTGCACGCGAAAACTGGCACGATCACCGTGACGAACGGCAGTACGACCGTGACCGGCCTCAACACGACCTGGCTCTCGTCGGTGATCCGAGGCGACCGGCTGTTCATCGACTCCGCGGGGCGCATGGGGCAAGTGGCGTCCGTCGATTCCGACACGCAGATCACGCTGATGGCCACGTATGGCGGCAGTAATCAGGGTGGCTTGAGCTATGAGATCCGCCGCAATGACCTGGACCTTCAGGCGTTCCTTAATTGGGCCACATTCTGCAACGTCGCGGTCTCGGACGGCAATGGCGGCACGGAGAAGCGGGCGATCTGCAATCTGGTGTTCGACACCGACAACACGAACATCTGGGACGGCGCGTTGAAGGTCTGCGCCGCGGGACTCGCGACGCTGCTCAAGATGGGGCACTACGTGACGGTCAAATTCCAGCAAGCCGAAAGCTATGTGCAACTGTTTACGATGGCGAACATTGTCCAAGGCTCGTTCAAGGAAAAGTTCATGCCGCTCGGTCAACGGTACAACAGTTTCGAGGTCGCCTTCTTGAACGCCGACAACGAGTATCAGCAGGACGTGGTCCTTTGGGAAGATCCGCTCTTGTTTACCAACGGGGAGCAGGAACGGAAGATGAGCATCCAGTGCTACGGCATCACGCGGGCGAGCCACGCCGCACGCCTCGCCCGCATCTACGCGCTCGGCAGTCGCTATCTGACTCGGTTGATTGAGTTCGAGGTCGGCATCGACGCGCTCGCTGTGGAACCTGGCGACGTGATTCGCTTCCAGCACGACGTGCCGCAATGGGGCTTTGGCGGGCGCGTGCGGAAACCGAACCTGCTCACGTTCTCGCAGACCTTCGACAATGCCGTGTGGATCAAGACGCGGAGCAGTGTCTCTCAGAACGTGACCGCCGCGCCGGACGGCACAAACACGGCAGACAAGCTCGTGGAGGACGCGACGGCGGGCGCGTCACATTATATCCACTACAACAATCTCGCGACCACGATCGGCAACCCGTATGCGTGCTCGATCAGTTTGAAATCAGCGGGCCGCACGTATGCACAGCTCCATCTGCAATCGGGCGACGGCGCAGACGTGATCCGTGCGGAGTTCGATCTCACGAACGGCACGACCATCCAGCGCAGCACGACCGGCAACGGCGTGTTCAGCCGCTCGACGATCACGAGTGAAGGGAATAGCTGGTGGCGCTGCACGATCGGCGGGATCGCCACGAAGGCCGATCTCGACATGATCGTGATGCTCGCGAGCGCCCCCAATACGACCACCTACAACGGCGACAGCAGCTCTGGCGTGTACGCCTGGGGCGCACAGACCGAAGACGGCGACGCGTCGTCGCCCTATGCGGTCTCGGAAACCAACATGGTGACGCTCGATCAAGCGATGACCGTGGGCGCAGGGAGCTACGAGCTGATGATCCGGCATCACGATGATACGCTCGAAACGAAAACCGTGGCGAACGGCGCAGGCACGTACACCACGCTCACGATCACTACCACCTGGGGCACCGCGCCGCGCGATGGCGAAGTCGTGGCGTTCGGGCCGGTGGGCGTTTCGACGAAGCCGTTCCGCGTGCAGAGCGTCACGCGCACCGCCGAGTTCACGGTGAGCATCGCGGCGCTCGAATACAACGCCGCGGTCTACGACGAGACCGGCCAGACGCCGGTCAACGCGACGCAGTTTTCCTCGCTCCCGAATCCTGACGCGCCGCCCGATCACGTCACGGATTTCCTCGCGGGGATGCTCGGCGATCAATCGACGGCGATCTGGTGTACCTGGAACCCGCCGTCAGATTCACGCTACGCGACCACGTACATCTTTCAATTCATCAACGGCGGCTACATCAAGGTCGCTGAAGGGCGCACCGGCACCGCGCAGATTAACGGCGCGAAGCGCGGCGAGACGATCATCTTGCGAGCCGTGGCCGTGGGCCGGAACGGGGCGCTGGCGAGTATGGTCGATGCGCCGATCCAGATTATCCTCATCGGGGCCGCGTTTCTCCCGCAAGACGTGGCGGGACTCGGCTTGCTCGGTCAAGGCAACGACACGAACTTCGTGGGCAAGGACGCGAAATTCACCTGGAAGGAACGCTCGCGCGGCGGGATCGGGAACCAGCCGATCGGCCAAGAAGTGCAGGGCGCGGGCCAGGGCGATGAAGGCGACACGTTCAAGAACTACCGCGTGGAAATCTGCAACAGCGACACCGTGACGCTTCGGCGGCGCGAGTACACCGTAGACCCGTCCTACACCTATTCGTTCGAGAAGAACACTGAGGACGCGAACGCGCTGCCCACACAACTCGGCGGCGGCGCACCGGCCCGCGCGTTCACAATCAAGGTCTGGGAGCAGGACGTGTTCAACCAGATGAGCAACGCGCCCTCGGTGCTCACCGTGCAGAACGTCGCGCCCGCGCTCGTGGACAACATCACCGTGACCGAGGGGTTCTCACTGCTTATCATTGCCTGGGACGTCAACCGCGAACTCGATGTCGTGGGCTACAAGGTCTGGGGATCAACGGCGAACGGCTTCACGCCGGACAACACGAACCTCGTCTACGATGGCGCGAACACGCGCCTCTATTTGCGCCTCGATGTCAACGTGCCCTACTACGTGAAGGTCGCCGCGTATGACACGTTCGACGCGACGACCGTGAATCTCTCCGCCCAGTACACCGGCACGCCGCTCGACATCGTGATCCCTGAGTTACCGGACGGCAGCATTACGGAAACGAAGATCGCGGACGATTCGATTTCCACGCCGAAGCTCAAAGCCAACATCATCACCGCCGACAAAGTGGCGACCGGCGCGATCATCACGCTCTCCGCGCAGATCGGCAACGCCGTGATTACGAGCGCGAAGATCCTTTCGCTCGACGCCTCGAAGATCGTGGCGCAGACCGTCA